TTGAAGATGCCCGTGGGCGCGTTCGTGCCGGTGCCGCCGACGTAGCCCCATTCGAGGTTCTTCGAGAGCTGGCGCTGGAGCGTGTCCATCACCTCGGCCTCGATGTCGAAATTGGCCTGCCGGATCAGCTGCTGGCTCACCTGGGTGTACGGGATGCACGGGACGGGCGCGATCGGCACCTCGGTGAAACCGGGGTCGATCGAGGTCCGCGCCGTGGTGGCCGTGTCAGGCTGCGTCCACGCCGAGGTGTAACCGGCCGTTTCGAGGTTGTTGTAGCGCAGCGTCGGGTAGCCCTGGACGCCGGTGCGGATGTCAGCGAGGTTGCGGACCACCGTGTTCGCGTCGAGGTACTTCAGGATGCCGTCCTCGTACAGCTTCGGAATCAGGATGCTGCTCGAAGCGGTCGAGATGATTTCGCGCTGTTCCGGCGCACGGCCGCCCTTCAGGTAGCCGAGGAACTGCTCGCGGTACTCGGTCGAGGAACGCCAGTCCTCGGCCTTCTCGCGGTTCTCCTTGCCGACCTTGGCGAGCACGGTGTGGCTCGCGAACTTCTCGCGCAGCTCGGCCGCCGACCGCTTCTGGTTGAGGTCCTTGAGCTCGTCCATCAGCTCGGTGGCGCGGGCCTCCTGCTCGGCGCTGATCTCGTCGTGAGCGAGAATGCCGTTCACTTCCGCCTCAATCGCCTTGCGGCGCTCGATGATTTCTGACTGCTTCATAGTGTGATGCTCCGATACCGCAGACGAAGCCGGGCAAGGGCGCGGCTGTAGGTGCGAGCTTCGGCGGCCGTCTGCGGGTACGCGCCGGATTCGACAATGGACACCTCGCGTAGATCAACGTCTACGAGGGTGCGCTCGGTGCCCTTCCAGGCGTCCGAGCGAACGATGAAACCGAACGACATTTCGGACAGGACGCCCGAATCGACCAGCGCGTAGACGTCCTTCGCCCGCTGCGTCTCGGGCAGCTCGACGTCGAACGCCAGCCCGCGGGTGTCACTCGCGAGCTTGAGGCGCTGGCTCTTGGTGTTTGCAAGCAGCTCGCGCCGGTCATGGCCGACCAGCAGCGAGATATTCCCGGCGAGGCTCCGGTCGAACGCGCCGCGGGCGACGCGCTCGGTGAACGGCTTGCCGCCGTTGACGCTGCGAACGACCAGCGGGTGACTCGGTGCGTCGTACACCGCGGCGTAACCGGCGATGCGGTTGCCTTGGCGCTCGAAGCTCGTCGTGCGGACCTCAAGCATTGTCGGTCTCCTCGTTGTCAGGCCCGGTGGCGGCCGACGCGCCGCCCGGCATGGTGACCGCTGGCGTGTCGAGCCCTTCGACGGGAGGCAGCCCGAGGTAATGCCTTGCGTCGTTGGGACTCATCACGCCTGCGAGCACCAGCTTCGAGAACGCCATGCCCTGGTCGCGGAGGTTGCCCCGCGTGATCGGGGTGGTGTCGATGCGGACCGTCTCGCCGGGACCGCACAGCTTGCGCGTGAGCTCCGACTCCCATGCGCTTGCCCATGCGGCGATGGCTCCGTCGGCGTATGCGCGGGCCGTTTCAGCCTGGCTTGAAAGCGCGCCGCCGCCCTGCTGGAACAGCATTTCCGGCGGGACGCCAAAGGCGCGGGCGATTTCCTGCACCGAGAATCGGCGCGATTCGAGCATGGTGCCCGACGTCTCCTGGCTGATCTTCTCGGCCTTCATGCCCTCGCGCAGGATGAGCGGGCGCGATGCGCCGTCGGCCGTCGCGTGCATGTTCATCCAGGCGTCGCGGATGGCCTGTACCGTCTGATCGCTCATTGCGCCCGGGTGGGATAGAACAACCTTGCCCGTCGAGCCGGTACGAACAAGCGCCCCATGGGCGGCCGATTCGTCGGCAGCTAGCTGCATCGTCCACCGCGCCGCCTCAAGCGGCGATCGGTACCAGCACGGGTTCAGGTGATCCGGGTAGCAGCCAATGTGCAGGATCTGATCTTGCGCGAGCACCGTCTGGCCGACGCGGTACTCGACGCCATCGTCGCGGATTTCGGCGCTCATGGCGTCCGCGGGCACCGGCTGAAGCTCGGCGACCGAGCCGTCGGAGCCGCGGCGAATCAGCGCGAGCCCGTTGCCGTGCATGAGCGCCGTCGAGGTCGTGTAGCGCCGGAACTCGTAGCCCGACTGCCACCGGCTGGCGTCACGGTTGAGCAGCATGGCCACCGGGTGATCCGGCAGCTTCTGCCCGGCGTTGTCGTAGACGTTGACCGTCAGCCGGGCGATGTCAGCCGAAATGAGCTGCGTCGCCCGCAGGACCGCGGGAATCCCGTCGGCCGGTCCGGCCATGACAGGCTCGGGTCGCGTGTAGATCGCGACGCCTGACTTGAACCCGAAGAACCGTGAGAAGAGGCCCACAATTGCATAGAACACAAGTGCCCAAAATCGTCAAGGCCAATTCCGGCAAACACGGACTATCCGAGCGGACAAGTCGACGCGCTCAAGCCGGTGGCCGTGCGGACTTGGTGATGCTCCATGAGCAGCGCCGCCATGTTCCCCGCGACCACGGCGTCGGTGTTGCCGGAGCTGCGGCCCTTCACCGGCCGGATGTTGCCGACGTTGTCGGCGATCAGGCGCACCGAGTTCAGCGCCGCCCGCAGGACCGGGTCGGGCTCGTAGAACAGCTGCTTCGACTTCAACAGGTCGCCCCAGAGCTTCCACGCCGGTGCCATCGTGCGGATCGACTGGTCCACCGGGACAATCGGCCAGCCCTTGTCTATCCACCGCTTAATGTCCTTCGCCTGGCTCGGGTGCGGGTCAACGCCGATCTTTCTAACCCCGAATTGGTGCATGAGGTTCTCAATTTCCGCCTCCACGATGGTCATATCGTGCCATTCGCCGGGCATCCGGCGGAGGTAGCCCTGCTCGACCCACGTGCCGAGCGGCTGCTTGCACCGCTTCTCGTCGCGCCCCATGTCGGTGCCTGCCCACCAGGAGACGTTCCGCGCCCGGATCACGCCGCCGTCCACGACCATCAGGCACAACGTCGTGAGGTCAAGCTGCGGCCCGTAGCCGCCGCGGGACAGGTCGAGGCCGATGACCGCGGGTGCGCCCTGGAGCCGGGTCCAGTCCGACGGCTGCATCTGCCGCTCAAGCACGGCGAGGTCGATGTCGGTCGTCGCGAGTTCGTGGTACCGGCACGCCAGCTGCGTCTCGAACTCGGCGATCTGCGCCGGGTCGCCCGACTCAAGCATCGTCCGCGCCGAGAGTTCGAGCTGGCCGGGGTCGATGATGACGTTCAGCGCCGGGTGCGCCTTCGGCCATGCGGCCGGGTCCGACGCCTGGTCATCCTGCTCGAGGCCGTACAGCATCGGCCACCAGCCAGCCGGGTACGGGGTCCCGTCGGCGATGGCCCGCTCGAGGGCGTCCCAGTAGCCCCAGATCGGCCGCGTCTTCTGCTCGGGGTCGGGCGTCGTGATGGCCAGCAGCTGCGACGTCGGGAACTTGGCGAGGCCCGTCAGCAGGCGGCCGAACGCCTTCTCCATGCGGGCGACCTCGTCGGCGATCACCATGCGGGTCGTGAGCCCGTCGAGCGCCTTGTCGGTGCATGGGAGCGATATGTACCGGTTGTTCCCGTGCTTCACGCGCCCAGGGTGCGCCGGCGTCGAGCCGCCCGTCGATTTCCACTCGGCGACGCCGAGCGTCTCGGACATGACCGCCATGCGCTCGAAGGTCTTCTGCGCGAGCCGCGAATCCGGCGCGACGCTTGCGAACTCCAAGCGCGTCGAGCCGTCCCGCATGGCCGCCATCAGCAGGCTCGCCGCAAACTCGGTCTTTCCGTTACCGCGGGCCACCGCAAGGAGCAGCGCTTTCGTGGCTGGCGTGTCAGACTTGCGGCCGTCCACCATGCGCCGACGGGCGAGCAGGATCATGGCGACCATGCATTGCCACGGCATCCAGACGAGCGGCTGGCCCGCGCCAGCTTCCGCGCCCTGCCCGCACTTCAGTGCGAACGCCCTGGCGTCCTCGGCAAGCTGCTCGTCCCACCAGACGCCGTGCTCGCCTGGCTTCGCCCGCTCGGCGAGGTAGCGACGGCACGAATCGCGAATGCGGGCGTTCGCCACGATCGACCCATCGACCACCGCACGGGCGTAGGCGTCCGCGGCGTCGGCGCATAAACCCGGCGTGCGCCGATGCTTGCGCCGCGTCTCGGTTTTGGCGGTCCCCACAACGCGGTGCCCCTGAGATCCGACCCCCCTCGGCCCCGATGGGGGGGTGCGACTCATTGCCTTTCCATCGCGCTTTTTATCGTATGGCATTGTCGGCAAAGGCTTTGCAGATTAGATGCGTCGTTGGTTCCACCACGGTGCAGCGGCACGATGTGATCTGCTTCGAGGTCAACAATCGAACCGCACTTGGCGCATTGCACGTTGTTGGCCTTGTGCTGCTTTGCAATGCGTGTCCATGTCCCACCACGCGAGTGCTGCATCGACTTGCCATGGTCGTATGCCTTGCCCAGGCCACCCTCAAACCTAAACCGGCGCATTCGCAATTCCGTTCACGGCGTCGATCATCCGCTCGGTGTCTTCGAGCCGCCACACAACCAGCCAAGGCGAACGATCCTGTCTGCACACCACCACAGGCACCTGGTCGGCCTTCGCGTCGCGTACTGCCTGCGCCATCCAGCGCTCGGCGAAGCCGCATGTCACGCTGCTGTACGCGAGGTAGTTACGCCGCAGGATGCCTGGCAGATGGTTCAGCCGGCAGTAGCACAGCTCGCCGGCGACGAGGAGCGCCGTGTCCTCGCTTCGCTTGACCCACCATGTGAGCCCTGCCTTGTAGTGCTTCACCTCCCAATGCACGGTCTTTGGGCCCTTGATCGGCTCGATGTCCCCCGACCCCTTGCCGTTGAATTGCTGCGTCCGATGGAACATGACGCCGAGCAGCTCACCTACGTCGCGTGCTGCTTCGAGCTCGGCCCGCTTGCCCTTGCTGCGTGACTGGGTCATGCGTCCACCCATTGCCCTTGTCGCCAGACTTGCGGCGGCGTAGCCGGTGGCCGGTCGTGCTTCGCGTCCGGGTTGCCGTACAGCAAGGCGCGGAGATCGCTGATTTCCTGCGTCTGCCGAGCGCTCGCCGCGGCGAGGTGCTTGTAGATGTAAAGCAGCTCCTCGAGGTACGTCGCCACCACGCCTGGAAGGTGCTTGCGATTCACCTCGAGGAACGTGGTGATTTCATGGACTCGGCGTTGCTGGGCGCTCACGCTGCCACCCCCTTGAGCTTGTGCATGACCACCGCCCGGACGTCGCGAGCGCCTTCGAGGCTCGTCGTGATCCGGTGCAGCGTGTCGTACGGTGCGTTGCCGGTGCGAGCCCAATGCTCGCACAGGAGCCTCCAGCCCCATTGCGCGTCGGCCTCGGACAGGCCGTGCTCGCGCATCAGCCGGCGGGCGACCCGCAGCTGGGCGTCGGGGTCGCCCCGAGGGTCGCGAACGCCGATCCGGGATCGGACCTCCCAGGAGAGATCCCACCCCCCCGCTGCGGCGTCAGCCGCGCCTTGGTTAGGTTGGTTGTTAGTTCTCTTGTTAGGATCCCTGTCGCTGGGAGCGACACCACCTGTCGCTGCGGGCGACACCACCTGTCGCTCAGAGCGACAGGTACCTGTCGCTGCGGGCGACAGGTCGAGCATGTAGGTGAGCGCCTTCCCGAAGCCCTTGGCCTGCACCACCTCCTTCTTCCGGAGCGACTGAAGCGCCTTGTTGACGGTGCTGCGGTGGAGCCGCGTCTTGGCAGCGAGCGCCGCCTGCGACGGGAAGATCCGCTCGCCGTAATCAGCCAGGGCGAGAAGCACCAGCAGCTCGTCCGAGGTCAGGCACGGCGCAAGCCGGAAAACGTCGCTGGAGTGGTTGCGGGCCATCAGAATGGCACCTCCTCGTCGCTCGTCACGGCGACAACGTCGGCGACCACTTCGCCATCCCGGTACGGCTTCAGCGTGACCTCGACCAACACACCTGGCGAAATCGACACCTCCTCGAACGATGTGAACCACTCGGTCACACCGTCCTGCGCTTCGAGGCCGACGCGGTAGTAGGGCTTCCCGGCCTTGGACTCTTTGGCTTGGATTGCCGCAAGAACGCTACGAACGCGGCGTAGGCCGCTTTCCTGCCCTTTAGGGGCGCTCGGAGCCTTCGGTGGGCTCGGCAGCCGTCGAGGAGCCTCGGACGCCTCCTGAGGCATCCTGGCGTCTTCTGCGGGCATCTCCTCGGCGAGGCTCGCCTCGGCACCGAGCAACGCCGTCGCCCAGCCCATCACGCCCTTCAGGGCGCGGCCGGTCGCCCGCGTCTGCGCCATCATCTGGCGAGCGAAATAGTCACGCTTTGACCATTGCCGCTCATCCTCGAACACGCTGCCGATGCCGCGGCCGACGATCTCGCCCTGGTCGTAGACCACGGCAGTCGCCTCCCAGTAGCCCGGGAGGTGCTCGGTCGGCGGGACGTAGCGCAGCTGCTCGACGGCCGTCGTGTATCCAAGGCTCGAACCCACCGCCTGGGCACCCGCGACCATCAGGTAGCCCTTGTCCCCGATGCGCTTGATGTACGACTTCTTCACGGCGTGGGCCACGGCGGCCACGGCCTCTTCGTTGCGCTGCACCCGCTGCATCGGGGTCAGATGGCCCGTCGAGACGGGAACGATCTCGTGCTTCATCGGTCTTCTCCTATAGGCGCGGAATGCGCCGAGAGCGAGGCTATCGACGGGATGGGCGCTTGTCCATCACTTTCGGCCAGGGACCGGAAATTTCTTCGCCCATGCCAGTAGACGCCGCACGTAACCGGGGGTAGCACGGTTCAGGGCGGCCTGGCGCTGCTGGCACTTCCCGCAAGGCTTGATCCCGACCGCCTTGGTCGCGCCGGCGATGACGTCGCCGAGGCCGGGAGTTGTGGGCGGCGGCGGCGTGTGCACGACCGCCCCATTGCTGTGATCCGGCAGCGCACCCATGGCGGCCTCGAACTCGGAACGATCGACCAGACGGAACGTGCCGTCCTTGTCCTTCCACCAGAACTTGCTTGCCATCAATAGATCTCCACCGTCGAGGAAATGACTCCGAGCTGCGCGAGCGCCTTTTCCCACGCCCCAGGACTGTCGCACAGGTCACGCGCCTGAATGCACTCAAGGCCGTTGCAATCCAACGTCTGACCGAGGTTGCCGCACAAGCCGACGCCGATCGGCTCGTACACGCCTTTTTGCATCTGGCAGTAGTTGGGCGGCGTCATCGTCGTAGCGTCACGGTACAGCCGGTAGATGATCGTGATCCCCGTCTGGCTCTCGCAGCAGACAGGCCCGCAGTTGAACACCTGGCCGTCGCACCCCATGTCTCCGCACACCATGCCAGGCCCCCAGTTGCCGCTCACGACGTTGTTCCGGCCTTGGTACGACGTGCCGTAGTACCGGACCGCGATGTAACTCGCGGCGCAGGAATCACCGCACCCGCCGCCGCACAGAAGCCCTTCCCCGACGCCGGGACCACCGCACGGGATCGCCCAGACGATCTGCGCGTACAGGTATTTGGGGTTCACGCTGCAATCGAACTCGCCTGGCGTGTCTTGCAGCTGCACGGGCACCCACAGGCCATGGCAAGTACAGGCACACGGGCAAGGCGCACCGCTCGCGCATTCCAACGCGCTCTCGGTCGTTCCGAACAGCGGGCCGCCGATCCACGGCGGCGGCAGTATGGTGCCAGCGCAGTTCGCGTACTGGGCCGCGCCCGTCCATGTTCCGGTCAACGGTCCCGGCGTGACGCGGACCGCGCCGGCCGGGTAACGCACCAGCGCGAACGCGCAGCTGACCGACCCGAGCCATGGGCAGCACGATTCCGTTTCGACTTCGCACGGCTCATCGGCCGTGCAGCTGGTGAGGTACCAGAAGTCGGCGTGGACGTAGTCGCAGTAGTTCGCGACCAGCCCGCCCAGGCATTCCTGCACGGGTAGCTGGCGATCGGTCGGCACCGGGCAATTCTGATCCTTGCATGGACACGTTCTACCGTTTGCGCCTGGTGCGGTCCCATTGGGATCGCACGGCGTACATCCTCCGCATGGAACGGTCCCGGTGCATTCGACGTTCGAGCATGCGAACGCCGAGTACCCGTCTTCGTCGCAACGGGTCGGCTGGAACGTGCCTGCGATTCGGATGTTGAACGGAAGCAGACCAAGCGTGCTGCATTGAGACACCGCGGACGCGCAGTTCGTGTCCGGGCACGGTGATGCCTCGCAGCAGCAGCGCCGCTTGCTCACTTCTTCGACCGACGGCAGTAGATGAACCCGGCGACCAGCCCAGTCACGCCGAGGAGAAGCCCGAACCACAGGGAGCCGAGGAACGATTCAACGCTTGCGAGCATGGGAAGCCTTTCGAGGTGCGCGGCGAGCTGCGAAGCCGAGGCCGACCGAGCAGCCTGCGGCGAACGTGATGACCAACAGTCCGAGGAGCCAGAGCGTGTATGCGTATGTGGGGAGCGTCATTTCCGACCTCTGATGTAGTAGATCGCGCCGAAGATGGCCGCAGCAATGACGGCGATGGAGAGGTACTGAAGCGTCTGGTAGACGGGGTGCTCGTCATCCGAGACGTAGGCCACCTGCTGGTGCACCTCGGCCGCGGCGATCTCGATGGCATCGAGGTCAGCCTGGGCGGCGTCGAGGTGCCGCTTGGCGCTGCCGGCGCGGCCGCGCACGGTGTTCGTCTCCTGGGCGATGATCGCCGTAGCCGACGCGCAGCCGGTGAGCGGGAGGATGACCGCGGCGGCCTTCAATCGTGCAGCTCCGGGTCGATCCATGACTCTGAATCCTCATCCCATACCCAAGGACCGCCAGGCGGAACGGGCACGGGTGATTCCCATCGGCACGTTGATTCGTCCAGAACCCACGATGCAAACGGCTTCGGTGCGATGAATGCGTCGCGCACCGGGTCGTATGTAAAGCCGATGCCTGCGTAGTTCTTTCGGATCGTGCCGTTGTACGACGTCTGCACCCACGTACCACCGAACATGCTCGCGCACCATGCCGCGCCGTTCGCTTCGTGTTCTTGCGGAACAACGATTACGCGCTGGACGATGCTGCTTGCGTCAATTTCTGCGAAGTGTGCCATGGTTAGCCCGTGTAGGTTCCGCTGCTGGTGAACGTGTGGAAGGTGTAGCCGCCGCTGCTCGTCACGGTTCCGCCGCTTCCACGCTGCGAGCCGAGGTATGCGACCACAACGACTCCGCTTCCTCCTGCTGAAGCGACGCGGCTAGCTGAACCACCACCACCACCGCCGCCGCTGTTGATGGTGCCAGCCGTTGAACTTGTAACGTTTTCGGCTGCGCCGTTTCCACCGCCGCCAATTCCGCCAGATGCAGACCCGGTGTTGCTAAAGTTTCCGCCGCCGCCGCCGCCTGCGTAATTGGTCCCATTGATTGACCAGGCAGCTCCGGCTCCTCCGCTTCCTGGGGTTGGGCCAGCCGTAGCGTTGACACCAACCGCTCCCTTTCCGCCGCCGCCGCCGCCTGCATTGATGCCAGATGCTGAATTGCCACCGTTGTTGCCTTGACCTGCTGTACCAGTACCTCCCGAAGCGACCTGTGGGCCAGATCCGCCTCCGCTTCCGCCATTGGTTCCGCCGCCAAAGTTCGGCCCACCACCACCACCGCCCGTGCTCGATGTGGAATCAAATGTGCTAGTACTTCCTTGCGATCCGGCCACACTTGCACCAGCAGCCCCACCTCCACCGACAACAATCGAATACGAGCTGCCTGGCGTAATGGTTGGAGATGTCGTACGCATTCCGCCAGCGCCGCCGCCGCCACCACAGTTGCCCCCTATATTTGACGCACCGCCACCGCCACCGGCCACAATCAACACTTCAGCGGTGTAGGTGCTCGACCCGGCAATCGCCGCACGTCGCATCATTGAACCCATCATGGGATGTCCACTCCTGCGGTCCGGAAGGTGAAGTCGGTCACGTGAAGGTTCTCGCTGCTCGCGTTGTCATCGAGGTACACGGTGAACGTGCCCCAGGCATTGTTCGGCCAGGTGTCCGTGGTGGCGCTGGGCGTCGTGATCGTTCCGTGGCCGTTGTTGGCGTTTACGAACGTGCCGTTAATGGTGCCCGTCGCCGTGCCGATGGTCCACTTGCCCTTCAGCGTGTAGCCGGTGCAGTTGAACGTCCCGCCCGTGTCGAGGTTGCGGACGTACACCGTCAGGAAGTGCAGCTCGCCGGGCCATATGACCAGGTTGACGATGGGAGTTTGGATCGTGACGTTCGGCATCAGGTGCACCTCACGGGATTCGGGCGATCGAAGAAGGCGTAGGCATTTCCGCCGAGGTCGTATACGACAGACACCATGGCGACCGCCGTCAAGCTCGAAGTAGTCCAAGCCGACCCGGTCCACACGCTGCCGACGGGGCCGATGGTGCTAGCCGGGGTGGTAATGTCCATGCCGTCCACAATGGTCGCCGTGTTGAACTCCTCGCGCAAGTTCCGGCACGTGCTGAAGTTGAACCGATCATCCTGAAGCGTTGTCACGCCCGATCCGGCAATGCTCGGCGGGATCCATACCTTCACGGTATAGGTCCAACGGTTAGCGGCAAGCGACGTAGCCGAAACCACTTGGCAAAGATGCTGCGCGATGATTTGCGGCTGAACCTGAAGCGCGGACGCAAACCGGATGCCGTCCGCGTTCTCTCGGACTATTTCCGCCGAATCGGTCCACCCGTTGGTAACCACGCGGTTGGCCGCGCCGAACAAACCTTCTCGGAACATGGGCCGATGCCATGTCATACGGGCCGCTCCGGTCCTGCCTTGCCGAATTGGTCGGACACGCTTGAAGTGAACATGGTTGCAAAATCAACTTTGGTAGCCATATACGGTTGGTACCACCCAACCTTTTCGACTTGGTTGATTTGCTCGCCTGCAATAGTCACGCCTGGGCGTAGCCGTGCCGCGCCAGTCTGATTGGGAATCGGCACCTGATCCAAGTGAAACCAATCATCCACAAGGAATGAAACTTGGACCCTCCACCATTCGCTATCAAGCGAACCAGTAATTCCAGTACAAAGAACTGTCCCAATTGCCCACCCACCAAACGCAACGCTATTTCTTTTGTTGACAAATGAAAACAGCGTTGCCCATGCAGGATCCTGCGCCGTGAATTGGGGGGTAACTGACGTAGCAGGCGATCTATCTACAAGCAATTCGATTTGTATTGCTTGCTGCATTACCTTGAACGGACGCGGATTGCCATTGATATCGACTTTTGTTCCGGCGATATCAACTACGCCGCTAGGCCATGCTACGTCCCCGTTTGATGGGTAAGACGAAACTACGCGGTATTGACTCGCAGTACGAAACGTGGAATTGCGTGTCTGCTTGACGTATTCAAGTCCCCAGGGCGTGTCGGCGTACGGGTATGAGTAGGTAGTAAACGTAGCGCGGACGGTGTACGCGTACGGGCGTTCGCGTGAAGGCTCAATGCTGACATTGCGACACACGAAGCGAGAAAGAAACGCGTTGACCGGGGAACCATAGATGCCCGACGGCAACCGAGTTTGAGGCTTTGCCGGAGCGTTCGTAAGCAGCGAGGCTTCCCCGGGGAATGGGTCGGCATTGTCCGTAGGCGTCCAATAGGACAGATAGACAAGTTGGATTGTCTGTTCGCCCCACCGATCGGAAAGCGAATACTGCCGCGATTCTGGCCGCTCTACGTGGGTCCAAGTTCCCATTTATTGCCCACCGATCTTTTTTTGGATGCTTTCGAGTGCGGTTGTCTGCCGCTCCATAAGTCCTGGCGTTTCGTATGGCATCCCGCGCGCGCTTCCCTGCGGTGCATAGGCGAAGTTCTGCGCGTTCCCAAGTTCGCTAAACAACGCAGTAGAAGCCCTTGCTTCCGTGTTATACCCCTCAAGCAAATTGCCCGATAGATACTGCTCCACCGCAAGCAATTCCTGCGCGCCAAATTCGGCAAGGATGTTGGCTACGGCCATAAAGTTTTCGCCGAAGCGAGCCGTTGCTCCCATGCCTCCGCTGATTTGCGTCGCGTTTCGCTGCATCCGTGCCGCTTCCCCGCCTGCAACGTCGGTTCCGGCGCGTAGGACTTCCATCGCGCCTGGGGCCAACGCTCCCGCAATGGCTTTCATGGATTCTTCCCGCGATATGTCCGCATCAATCTTTGCGTTCTGCGCGGCAACGGAAAACTTGGTGGTGATTTCCGTCAACTGGCTTACGCGTCGGTCTATGAACTGCGCCGCCTGTCGGACAAGGTTGATACCCGTTTCCGCCACGCCAAGCGCGGCGGTAATGCCCGCAGCGCGCGCCGTCTTTGCGCTGCTGCGGTTCAACTTCTCCAACTGGTTTTTTGTGTCGGCAACGCCACGGACAACGCCTCGGTTGTCCATGTCTACTTGGATCGTCGCCTTTAGCGATTTGTCTGCCATGCGTTACCCTTCAACCACGGGAAGAATCCGTGCGGCTTCCTGCCAGTAAGCGAACACGCGATGACACCTAGCAACCACTCGCACCGTTCGCCCGTCGTGAACTCGCTATGGGCAAGTCCTGCGGGCATGGTTAGTTGGGCATCGTAGGACGCGATTCGAAAGATGCGCCTTTCGGCGCGTGAGTAGGGCGGACAGCATTGATTTCCGTAAGGATGGCCCCGGCAATTTCGGAACGGATCTTGCCCGCGTCCTGGGGGTTGTCCAAGAACGGCGAACCGTCCGGGCAACTGACGCACGAAACCCACCAGTAAGGATCGGTGGATGACCGCTGAACGTCTGCCAACGTCGGTTCGCGGATGACAAGTTCCCCGACGCCTTCAATCGTCACGGCGCGCGAGCGGGCAAGCATGGACGCCAACGCAATCGGCATTACTGCTCCTCCCAAGAAAGTTCCCACATAGCGACGCCAGTCCCATCGTCCGTGATAGATGCTGAAGTAACAAGGACGTTGAACGCGTTCGTTCCCGATCCGTACTCGTCAAAGGACATCCCGCCCTGATCGACGTATTTCAGCGTCAACGTAGCGGAAACCGCCGCAGAAAGATCAGTAGGAAATAGATGCGCGCGAAGCGTGTCGTCCGCCGTTGACGTTTGACGGAGAATCGTCATGGTTCCCGAACGCCTCACGCGTCCGGGCAACCGACGTTCGCGGTAGTCGCCAAGCGTCGTCGAATCAAGCGACGCCTTCTCAACGCTCAACGTAAACGAACGGACGGGAATTACGGTGAGGTTTCCCGCTCCGCTTGTGGCAATTCCCGAAAACGTAAGCGTTCCGCCAAAGCCTGCAATAAGTGCCATGTTTAGACCCCTACCTGTAGTTGAATTGCGATAGTTGCTACGCGTTCATCGCCTTCCGCGCCGTCCGCCTGCGTTTCCGTGCGGATTGAGAACGAATACCCAGTACAAACGAAATCCACGGCGTTAGAAGTAACGGTCCCGTTGAACTCGTCTAGTACGTCATCCACAAACCCAAGCAGCGCAAGCGTCGTGTCGGCGTAGATATTGACTTCCGCGCCGATGATCCATACGCCGGATTCTGCTGCGGGCATATGGCGAACGCATTCGCCGGAAACGATTTCGTAGGTAACGGCGGGCAACGGGTCGCCCGCGTTACGCATTCCCGGCGTAGCGTCGGCAACGCCTGCGCCGTCAAGGATCAACTTCAAGCCTTCAGCGATGGCGGAAAGACTGCTCATGGCTTGGGTCCCTTGGCAAGAACGCGCTTGGCTTCAGCAAGCGTTTCCCGTGCTAGTTCGTCCACCAGGCGGGCAAGATTGGCGCGGCCCCACCTCATGCTTACCGCTCGTCCAATGATGTTCTTCGCGCTGCCTGCGCGAATCTTTGCCATTGTTTCTTTCCGGCCCTGCTTGTACTGCGTCAACTCGGGGAACGCCGCCCGCGCTGCGGCAAAGATCCGCTGAAACCCTTCCCGGCGCGCTTGCTTGTCGCGTCGGCCACGGCCCGGAATCTGCTTCCAAAGCGCATCGGCCTGGGTGCGGACGAACGCGCGCTGCTGCTTCTGTTGTGCGAGCAATTCCGGCCCCGCGCTGACATACGCAGCGGAACCGGAACCGTAATGGCGGAAACCGTATTCAAGCAAGTGCCAAACCTTCTGACGCCCCTTGGCAACCGAAGCGGCTTTCGCTCCGGTTCCGTACTTGACGCCGATCCGCGTACGGATGGTCGCGGAATCCCCGCTGCCCTGCCTGCGTACGTCGGATTCCATCGCGGCGGCGATGGCGATACGGTGCTTGGCGTCCGGTCCCTTGAACTGGGTCCGCAACCATGCCGCCGCAAGATCGGCAACGTACGGCTTGGTAACGCGCCTAGACACGCGCTTCCGAACCGCTTCCGATACGTTGCGCGGCAACGCTTCCAACGTCTTCCGAAGTTCCTCGGAATCTACGCGGATATCCAACCGAAGCGAACTCATAGCGTCACCTCAATAGCAACGATTTCTAGCGTCCGCTGCCGTTGGTCGCGGTCGGTGCAACTGCGGATATTCAGGATGCGCGTAACGCCACGGTTCACCCAAAGCAGGCGCGAACGGGTCGATACGCTCGGATGCCAAGCGGCGAGGATTCGGTAGTTGCTCTGAATCGCCGGGCCGCCATCGTCCACGCTTTCGGCGGTGTCCAGCTGCTCGATGTGCATGGGGATCACGGCGACGTCGGACCATGTCTCGACGGCCTGCCCGAGATCGTCCACGGTCGTAGCAGGGTTCTGCAACGTCGCGACGAGCCGCATCATGCCATGCGGGACATGCGCCATCAGCCGATCCCCTTCCCCATCATGCTCGAAATGCGGTCCCAGTAGTCACTCGACAGGACCACGGTGTCATCCCCGCGGCTCGCAACGTGCTGTGTTACGCGCTGTAACAGCGCCATTTCGAGGAGCGGGTTCAGGGTATTGCTGCCAGCGGCTAGGGTCAAAGACAGCGGGTAGCTCAAATCATTGACGTCGAGGTCAGCGTATTGGAGGCCGTTGATTTCGCGCAGATTGATGCTGATGATTTGCGCGTTGTCATTGACCGTGGTGCATAGCGTGACCGGCTGCCGGGAGAGAAGTACCAACTTCTCCGTGTTCGTTGGCTCGACGCCGACGTACTGCGTCCGTGTGACCGGATCGACCACCCAGCCGGTGCGCTCCTCAAGCTCGCGCACGGCAGCCTCCCAGGCGATCTGGATGGCCGGATCGTCCTCGGTGTGAGGGATGCGAGCCCAGGCGCGGAACTTGGCAAGGTCCAGGGGCATCGGACTCCTTCAAGCAGGGGCGTCGGGGGTGCAGCCCGACGCCCCTGCCGATGGGAGGAGAAGAACCGTTAGGCGTTGGTGACCTGGAGCTGCACGAGCGACTTCACGCGGGTGAAGGCCGAGTTCGCGAACGCCATGCCCTGGAAGATGACGCGCGCCGAGCTGGCAGCGGTGATTTCATCTCGAATCATCCCGATACCGCCCCACTCTCGCACCGAGAACCCGTCAGAAATGCCACCGAGGACCGCGATCGTGTTCTTGCCGCCAGCCGACGTGACAGGCACCGGCGTGTACTCGGTGACGTAGACCGGGAGGCCCATGAGCGTGAACGGAGCCGCGCCGACGAGCGCCGCGTCAGCCGACGGAACGAAGATCGGCACACCGTTGACCAGGAGGCCCGCGATGGCCGCGTAGGTG